CTTATTAATTAACTTCTGAGCTGCTTCGTTACCCAGAGCTGCTCCCACACCCTGTTGCCCACTTGCTCTCGCTTTCTTGATACCTTCGTTGTACTGATACCTTGTAATTTTCAAATACGAAGCAAAGGGTATATCCTTAATTCCTTTAGGATACTCCTTATAATCTCCATATAATACTTTATTTCCAGTTGTCATCTATTTGTATGGAATTGTTCTAGTGGTAGTTGACTCATTGCCTGCATATCTTCCTCTGGTATCTCGAAGAACAAGTTATCGGCATTCTTAGGTATGTAGTAGCGAAGCGTCGACATAGGTGCTTCCTCTTTATTTAGTGCCCCAAGTCTAGCTTTTGGTCTGAGGAAGTGGATGTTCATACCTAGCATCCTATTCTTATTAATTTCCATGAGTTTTATTAGTGGGTACTCATCCCATTTTTTTAAACTATCTCTATATTTCGGGTCATACTCAAAGAAGTAGAACTTACCTACCTCTGGGTTCTCAGTAGCATTATCATAGAGTGCTTCAAATATTTTTTCTCTTAGTTGAGCTTTGCTTACCTTGCTTCCCCTTAGTTCTTGGAGCAGGGTAGTTAATCCTGAGCTCTCGCTCTGTGATGAGTCGGAACTCGATTCCTCTGTCGAGGCAGTATTCCTTAGCTGCCCTCCACTTTGCATCGTTTTTAGCATAAGTCAACACCTCCGTGATGTATCGTTTGGTTTGACGTTTCTGTGGTTTGGGTTCCATTGTTTGTTTCAATGGTTTCACTTCCACTAGATACTCTTTGACCCCCTTGGGTTCTTTGACTTTGACCCAGAAATCTGGGAAATACCTGTGTACCCTGTTATCTGTAGGGCACTTGTATGGGATAACTATCTCTTCCGACGACCAACTTACAACCTTACTATCCATATCGCACCAGTTCATGAACTTAAGTTCCCATCCTGACCTGTAAAATATGTCAGTGGGATCTCCCTTGTACTTCTTATAGTGCTTGGGTCTGAACTTTCCTTGTTTTAGAGACATAAATAAAAATACCACCCCATATGGGTATTTATGACTCTCAAAAGCGTTACATCATTTTTAGCAGATCTACAGAACAGTGGAGGACCTAGTTCTACCAACCAGTATGATCTGGAGTTTGGTGGTGTCAGTGATATTTTAAAGGCACGATTAACAGAGTATGGCATAGAGCAACTCTCTTTCAATAAACTCATGGTAGATCTCGCAAACGAGATCCAGATACCTGGCACCTCATTAACAAGTCAGGATGTCAAATCTGTACACAAAGGAATTAATATGAAGCCAGCGATGGCAAAGGTATATAATGAGATGGATATGTCGTTCATACTTGATGTGTCATCTGAAGCATATAGATTTTTTAGAGGATGGCAAGACTTTATACAAGGTGCTGAACAAGGAAACTTCGGTAAGTTACAGAGAGCATTGACACAGAACTATTACTCAGACTATGTTGCTGATACTATCATCAAGAAGTATGAGAAGTATCCAGCTGCGGGTAGTAACTCGTTCAAGGATGATCAGTACCACGTGTTCACCATCAAACTAATTAACTCATATCCTTACATGATGTCATCTGTACCATACAGTTCATCTGGATCTGGAGTTGTTAAGTTGAGCATAGGTATGTACTACGAATATGCTGAGTATGTACCCTTCGCTGTACCAAAAGTAGTTCAAGTAGAAGGCTGATATATAATATATACGGACTAATTTATTATGCCATTACCTGATATAATTACCCCAACCTATGAGTTGGTTGTACCTTCGTCTAAGAAGAAACTAAAATATCGCCCCTTCCTCGTTAAAGAACAGAAGATCCTGATCCTAGCACTGGAAGAGAACGACGGTGCTCAGATACTAGAAGCAATCAAAGCTATATTCAAAAGCTGTATCACCAGTAGATTTAAGATGGACGACCTTTCCATCTTTGATGTTGAATATATTTTCCTACAACTACGTGGTAGATCTATCCAAGAAACTATTGAGGTAGAGGTACCATGTGACGACGACAAGGAGACTAAAGTCCCCGTGACTTTCCCTGTTGATGCAGTTAAGGTTAACTTCCCAGAGGGACATACCTCAGAGATTAAACTGAATGATGACATCATGGTCGTCATGAAGTATCCTAACCTAGACTACTTTACTAAGGTCAACTTTACTGAAGAGGATGTGGATCCATATGAACTGGTATCCTCATGTATCGACAGAGTATATAATAAAGGAGAAGATTGTGGATCATTTACACCTAAAGAAGCTCAGTCGTGGCTTGAGAAGCTTACTAACGATCAGTTTGAAAGTATCCAAAACTTCTTTGACACTATGCCTACTCTTCGCCATGATATTACAGTTACAAATCCTAACACGGGTGTTAAAACTAGTGCAAGTATCGAAGGACTGATTAATTTTTTCGGATAGCCCTGTTCCAAGAGGGCTTAGCTAGATTCTATCAAACGAATTTTGCCTTGGTGCAACACCATAAATATACTCTGAGTGACATAGAAAATATGATCCCTTGGGAGCGTGACATTTACGTCAATATGCTTGCTAAGTGGTTAAAGGATGAGAGGGAACGTATAGAAAAGGAACGTCAAAAACGTAAGTAATGAACACTCGTCTATCTAAAATCTTTGGGGTTAAGATCTTACCTGTTGCGGGTAAGGTAACTTCTACAGCCAAGGAGATGTTAGATACTGAGATGGAGTACATCGAGTATCTCAGGAATAGAAAGAAGTTCTTCTTTATGACTCAGGTACAGCAGACCAGAGTATTAGTGAGAGGTAGGTCAAAGAAGGAAGAAGAGAAAAAGGATAAGAAACGTAGAAGTGGTAGTATATTGAACACCTTAAACAAGGCAAGGAAGATAAAGAAGGCACTTGGTAATAAGAAATTAAATAAGAAGACTAAACTTGGTAGGTTTAGACGTAACCTAAGAGCTGGTGGTCTAAGATTAAACAGGAAGTTTCAGCGTTCTCCGTTCGGTAAAGCAAAGAAATTTGTCAGTGGGGTAGGAGAGAAGATTGGCACCAACGTCAAGAATGTAAAGAAAGCAGCCCTCGATAAGGTAGTAGCAGCACCGAAAGCATTAAAGAAGAATATAAGCAACCTGATACCCAAGTCCTCTAAGAAGAAGGTCGCCCAGAAGTTAGTAAAGACAGCGACGAAGAAGGGACTGAAGAAGGCTGGTGCTAAAGTAGGAGCGAAACTTGCTGCCAAGACAGCAGTTAAGATAGGATTGAAGAAGATACCAGTCGTAGGTCTGATAGCAGGACTAGGATTTGGAATGCAGAGACTGCTACAAGGTGATGTACAGGGTGCTCTCATGGAAGCAGGGTCAGGTATAGCATCTACAATACCAGGTCCAGGTACTGCTATATCAGCAGGAATAGATGCTGCCCTGATCGCTAAAGATGTCACGGGTATGAAAGACGGGGGTGAAGTTAGTTCACCTACACAAGCACTGATCGCTGAGGGTGGTGAACCTGAACTTGTTATACCACACTCTAAGTTAGGTCCTGTGTTCCAGAGTCTACTAAAACAAGTTGGTACTACATTGACAGATGTGACCACTGGGTTCTTACAGACACTTCCCGTACCAACTGCTGCATCCTCAGCTGTGCTCGGTGAGTCAGCTAAACTAGCAGCGGTATTTGGTGGCATGTCAATGCCTATGTCAGTATTCAAGGGCAGTAAGATAAAGTCAGCAGCGATGGGATTCCTTAAGAAGATGGGTGGAGGTGCACTCAATCTAGCCAAGGGAGCATTCAAGATGACTCCTGTGGGCATGGCAATGAGTATGCTTAATCGACCAGCTAAGGCAGATGGTAAGAAAGAAACATTTAGAAAGAGAAATGTAATCAATAAGATATCAGAAGTCAATGGTGTAATGACTTCTTCATCATGGGATTCAGATACCGCTACGTCATACGGGAACTTCCCAATCACTGATACCTTTGGTTCAACTGAAGGAAGAACAAGACCTCATGGTGGTGTCGACATAGGGACACCAGTGGGTACACCAGTAGGATTCACTGAGCCAGGTAAAATTCTCGCGGCTGGTAAATTTGGTGGATATGGAAACATGATGGATGTCTGGTTACCACAGACTAAGATACAGATGCGTATAGCACACCTAAGTAAGTTCATCAAGAGAACTGGTGAGTTCATAGCAGGAGAGAAACTTGCTGAGACTGGTGGAGCACTCGGTGATCCTGGTGCAGGTAACTCCACAGGTCCTCATTTACACTTCGAGGCAGATAATAAGAAGAACTCTACTAGATATGGTGGAGCAGGAAATCCTATGCCTTATGCTCCTCTACTATCATTCACTGCTGTCGAACCACCGTCAGGTGAGGGTGGCAAAGGTGGTGTATCTTATGGTCACCCTCTATCACAGACAGTCAAGTGGCCTACCAGTGGTGGTTCTATGGGAGGACCTAGTCTTCTATCTAACATAGGCAGCATGGTGGGATCTTTCTTTGGTGGAAAGAAAGAGATACAATTCGTTCCTTATCCTATGCCTATAGTCAAACCTTTCCCAGTTCCCGTCAGACAAATTGTGACAGTAGTGGAGAAGGACGTGAAAGCGTATGGTATAGATCCCTTCTCTGGTAAATATGGTGTGCTAAATGGATAAGTTTCCTTCAATAGACAATGTACATGAGGTACTAAGTGATCTTAATGGGTTGTTCGAGGATCGTAACGCCCTGTTGAACGCTATGTTCAAAGAGGACAAGTATAAAGAATTTTTATTAGCAGAAAATATACAGAGTCTTGTTGAAGCAGACAAGAGAGACGACTCAGCTGGTGGCAAGATTAAGAGAGACCTAGCAGATGGATATGAGGTCTTAAAGGCACAAACTACCATGAGGAAGTTTGCTAACTTTATTTCACCTGGGTCACTACAAACACTCGACTTGAGTGATTCGGGCGACTACGACGAACCTGAGTTCGATGATCGCCAAGAGTTTGAAGAGGAAGAACAGCAAGAACCACAGAGTGAACCAGAGAAGGGAGAGAAAGGTGACAAGGGAGATCCAGGTGACACAACAGTGGTGGAAGCACCGAAGTCGAAGTCTCCGTTCCCATTTATAGCTGATGGTGGTGCTACATCACAGAAAGCTAGGATGGCACTAAAAGAGGGTGGTGCTGTGGCACCGTCTCCTATGCAGAACTTCCTGAATCCTGGTGCTCAGAGACCTGAAACAAAATCAGGTGTCAAGTCACTAGAGAGTTTAGGACTGGTGGGTAAGAAGAATGTCGCCAGTGAACTGACTGAAGATTTAGGATTAGATGAGTATAAGAAAGCACTAGCAGATGCTATGGCACTACCACTCAAGGCAGTGGCAGCAGGATTAGCAGGATTGATGGACAAGATTGATGTGCCAGGTGGTGAGACAGCAGCACTTGAAGGACAAATATCTAGCATAGGAAAAGCATTTGATGTACCCACTAAGAAAAAGAAGAAGGAAAATAAACTCATGAACTTTGTACAGGGTGGTGGTATATTCGGTGCCTTGGGTAGAATGCTTGGTGGTGGCAAGAAGAAGAAACAGAAGCAACAGACAGAAACACAGGTTACTCAATCATCTGGCACTGAGAGTTCAAGTCAGGTACTGGTTGCAGGTGAACCTTATGACCCTGATAATCCCACTGAGACACAACTAGCAGTCCTCAAGATGCAGGAAATGATGAAGGGAGGACCTTCATTAGGTAAAGGTGGTGCAACACATGAGAAGGTAGCACCTGATCAGTTATCAAATCAAGGTGATACTAGGATAGATGCGATGAAGAGTTCTATTCGCAATATCACACAGGGTGCGAAGAATATGTTTATGAACTCCAAGGCAGTTACTCAGATTAAAGGTGCTACAGGATTTGTAAGTAAACTTCTAAGTGGTATACAACCAGCTAGTAAGGGTAGTCAATACAACACTCAAAATATTAATGAACTCACTGATAATGTCACTCTTGCTAGTGAATCAGCTGCGGCTCAGAAAACTAAGCATCCTATGGGTTACAACCCAAAGAGTCAAGAGGAAGCGACAGAAGCTATGTTGGCAGAGATAGCAAAGATTAGATACGGTGGCATAGGTATTAATGAATCAGATGCGTTACCTCCCGCACCACTCAAGGTTAGCAAGTATCTAATTGCTAGTATAACCTCAGCACATGGAGGGGAGACACCTAACGATATATTATGAAGGAAGCACCAAAGGGAAACTTTACACTACTAGACCTCAAGATCGGTATCTCAGTATATGACAAAGAGACTGATCAGGATGGAGTCGTAGTGCAACCTTTTAGTAGCAATCATCTACTAGAGTTACACTACATCGAGGACATCACAAAATCAAATGTAGTACTCATAGTCAAGATGAATGACTCTGGTGATGGTATGCTATCAAACTTGATGGGTATGGAACCCATTGATATAAGTTGGACAGACAATGAGGATAATGTCATCACATATAGTATGGTGGTCTATGATATTAAAGATCGTGTGGTTGTCGATGGTAACAAGTCACAGGCAACCTTATACTGTGTCAGTCCAGATGCTGTAAGGAACGGTGCGACAAAGATATCAAAAAGGTTTGGTAAAGGTGGCGGTAAGTTCACTCATGATATAGTAACAGAACTGATCACACAGGAATTACAATCAGACAAGGCAGTTGATGCTGACCTGTCATCAACACAGATATCTTTCGTCAGTCCATACTGGGATCCATATACTATTATCTCATGGTTAGCATGGAGATCTATCCTACAGTCATCGAGTGGTAAGTCTAGTGCGGGATTCTTATTCTATGAGGATAGGAATGGATATCATTTCAAATCAATGGATGCTCTAGTGCTACAGGATACTGATAGAATAATTAACGTAAACTTAGACAGTGAAGATGACACCGAGATAGATGTACAGGGGTTCACACAGTCAGGTACGAGTGATGTCTTCCGTGGTTTAAATCTTGGAAGTTATGCTAGTACCACGTTTACACTGGACATGAAAGACTTTAAGTATGAGGAGGTGCCATTCTTTGTTACTGATTTCTATGATGAGATGAAGAAACTCAACCCAACCTCAGAACTACCAGAGTTCTACAGAAGATTTGGTAGCATAGAGACTGGTGGATCACCCACAAGGGTCATGTCAAAGGTTCTTGACACCGCTATGTACACCGAGGGTACATACACACAAGACTTGACACGACAGTTAAGTCAGTCTATGATAAGGAATCAATTCTTCTTCAATCAATCAGCTAGTTTTGAGTATGAAGGGAAGCAAGACTTATATATTGGACAGGTTGTACGTGTCAATAAATATAGTGCTAGGTCAGGAGAACTAGATGCCGAAGCAAGTGGTCGATACATAGTAGGCAAGATCTATCGTCAGTTTTTGACAGAGAGAGACGCTATGTCTACACGTGTGACATTATACAGAGATAGTTTAGGATGAATTTAGAAAGTGCTGCACATGCCATCGGTAAAGATGGATTCAACTGGTGGATAGGACAGGTCGAGAACGACGGGTCAGATCCAGAGCATGATGGTACGCAGTCTAAAGATTACGATTATACAGGTAAGGTTAAGGTAAGAATTGTAGGGTATCATAACCCAGACAAAGAGATACTACCCACTAGAGACCTACCATGGGCTTCGTGTGTCATGCCAGTAGTCTATGCTATGAAGAGTGGTATGGGTTCTATCCAACAGTTACAGGTTAGCTCATGGGTAGTTGGTTTCTTCATGGATGGATCCTCAGCCCAGATACCAGTGATCATGGGTAGCATCAGTGACCAGAACCCCAAGGACATATACACTAAACTACCAGAACAAAGTAGTAAGGGTTACCAACAGGTACATGCACCAGATTACAAACCCAAGAAGCATGGTGATGGTGGTGGTATCGTTGGTGGTACTGCTGACACAGCAGAGTCAGATGTAAAGACAGGAACTAACAAGAAGACAGAGACAACAACACAAGAAGATAACACAGTATCAACTGTCAACCCACGTGGTGAAGCATCAGCTCAAACAGATGCGATGAAAACCGCAGATGACAGAAAGAAATATACTATACATGTAGGTAATGGTAAGTGTGGTACACCCGCAGATGTCAAGATCAAAGGTGCTACTGCTGAGTTCCTAAAGTTTGCTAGAGGTATAGAGAAGAATGATATAGGTGAGTTCATCAACAAACAGACTGGTAAGATTGAGGACGTAGCAGAAGAGATCGAGAAGGTACAGAGTAGAATACAAGGTTTCATGGGTGGAGTACTCTCCAACGTCAAGGGTACAGTAATGAAGGAGGCACAGAAAGAGATCCAGAAGGTCATCAATGACATCAAGATCCCTGATCCTTCACTATTGGATCCTGCTGTCGATCAACTCAAGAACATAGGAGATCTTCTTAACTGTCTCTTCAAACAAATCTTCAATGAGTTAGCTGATGTGATCGGTGGTCTGTTGAAAGATCTTCTTGAACAAGCACTAGACGCTGCATTGTGCTTGGCAAAAGATATATTCCAAGACCTGTTCGGTGGTATCATCGACAAACTGATGGCTGGTATTGATGCTGCTCTTAGTATCCTAAGCGGTGCACTGGGTGCTATTAAGAACAACGCTGCTATCATTCAAGGAATTGCTAGTAAGATTCTTGACCTAATCGACATGGTTTGCGAAGGCGATCTATCTTGTGCTCTTGGACTATCAACATTCGAGACAGGATCAGGTGCTAAGGAGAGTGAAGCAGATAAACAGATGAAACAGATGAGTCAGTACAGTGATGCAGCGAAGGGTGCTCTTAAGGATGGTAAGACTACTCTGGTTGGTACAGCGATACCTAACTCACGTGGTTGGGTTCCTGTTACAACACTGGTCGG